CTGACACAGAATATGCATCAATGATGGACGCAATCGCACTTAATAGTATTACATTTGAACGTGACATACTATCTAACATGCGTAATGGAACAACTATTTCATCTTTTAGTTCAACTGACCGGAGTAACATATCGTTAGCACGAAGTAAATTCAATGAATCTCTTAATGCTGATCTAAGTATGCAACGCCTTGAAATGACAATTAAAGGCGATCCATTCTGGGTAGAATATTATGTAACAGAGAAAACAAAAGAAAAAATGTTTGGTAAAAATAACAGCATTGACGATGTTAGGGGACATAATGCAAATGTGAATGGCACAAATTACATGATGTTAGTTGTTAATAAAGCGGATGGTGTAGATGAATTTGATAATATAAAAATTGATAGTTTAGATATATTCTTATATATGGTTAGAAAAATAAAAAGTACATTCAGTCAAGGACAATTTACACAAAGTTTACAATGCATCAGACAGCCTATACCTTCAAACTTTAAATCAACCACAGTTTATAAAGGAACAGTAGAAGGTGATGGATTTGGTTTTGGTCCCGGTGGTGAATTTGCTGATGTAACTAATCGCGTCGGTGGCGGACGAGGCAGTGATGTTTTAGGACTAGTAACTGGTGGCGGGTTTGTTGATGCAGGACTTTTACTTGGTAACGGGAATACTAATACAACTACTCCAGGAGTTGGTAGAGGTGGTGCATTAGATCCTAGGATTGTAGCGGAAAATAGTTTCAACAGAATGTCGGGTGGGTTATCTACGCTTGCTACTGCAATATCTGAATCTTCTTTACCATCTGCTGACCAAGCATCTAGGTTGACATCATTAATGAATGAAGCACAAATGGCCAGTAACTTTGGTTCTACCAGTGCAACAACCGCTGTTGAAAATGTAAAATCATTGATGCTAGATACCTTTGGCACACCCGAAGAGGCAAGTATAATTTTACAAGAGTTGACCGATGATGGAGAAATAGTGTCACCAGAATTAATAGCAATGTTAAATACACAAGTATATGATGGTGAAACAGTTACAAATCCCATAGGGGTTGATGCATCCGCAGTCGATGAAGTTATGTCAGAGATTACAAATATTAATAATTTAAATACTAGCAGTGTTGATGAAATAGCATCCAATATACCAGAACATATGACCTCAGTGGTTGATATTAATCCTCCCATAAACACTACTCCGCCTACACTACTTGAAGTAGCAAATTCTAACATGATGTTAGATGGTTCACTTCCATTAGAATCTACTGAAAGTTATACATCATCGACATCTCCGGTGTTCGAGACTAATTTAGAACAATTAGAAGCATTGGACTTACCTGATGAAGTAGTAAGTGGTTATAAAGATGCACTAGAAACTAGGAATGGAATAACGGTAAGAAAATATATAGATAGTCTACCAGAAGACCAAGCAGAATTATTGAATTCTATTGATAATCCTTATACTGTTAAAACACTTCCATATAACGCACCAACTATTGAAACGATAGCAGCAACTCCTTTGAAAACACCCAGAGAATCAATAATGCAAGCAAGAATAGTAGATGCACAAACTCAGATGCTTGCAGAAGCAGGTGGAAGTTATAATGATTTATCAGAAGATGAAAAACGTCATTATGAAAATTTAAGTGATGCATATGATGAAATAGATGAAGTTGCACAATTGGATCCCATTCGGAATGAAGCAAAATTAATTAAGATCAATGATGAATTAGATAAATCAATTAGAATATACAACGACAGATTAGCAGGCGGCGATAGTGAATGGAGTTGGAATGAAGAAGAAGCAGAAGAAAAAACACAAATTGATAATACAGTATTAGAGAACATTTCAAATTTAGATAATGCACACTCAACCCCTATTGCAGACAGAGTGATAGTAGATGATAGCGGCAATGTAAATATTATGAAAGATATGTCTGTACTACCTGTTAAACCATCTGATGGATTTACATTGCCAATGGATTATTTAACTGAAAATGATGAGTTCACAATAACAGATCCACATTTAGCACAATATGAATTGGCAGAAAAAAATTGGGTAGATTTTCGAAAAGGCGAAGTTGTTACTGTTAATGTAGTTGATCCGGCTAGTGGAGAGACATGGCAGACTGAGTTATATAGTAGTTTTGAAAATCCAGAACTTGCACAACAGTATGGAATAGATACTACCACTGTAGTAGCAGGCGAAACAATTTCACAAGACGATCCGCGTTTCGCACAGTGGAGTGTAGGTAATTTAAGTAATATTAGAAATCAAATTTCTAACGAACTTCCACTTGTAACAACTGTAAGCATCCATAATGAGTCAGCAAATCCAGCACAGAAATTCACCGAAGTTTTAGTTAAAATAAACGATTTTGTATTAGTAGAAGGCGATGAGTAAAAAATGTTACAAGATGAAAATTTAAATAATTTAGCAGGTGCATTAAAAAAAGATAAACAATCAAATCTTAACCCTGTACTAAAAAATATACAGAGTGGTATATATCATGCTATTACTGTTCCTGGTATAGATCCTGAGGGCAGAGGTAGATTGGCTGCATATGTTCCTAAATTGGGCGGAAATCCAGAAAATCCTTTATATTTTCAGTATGCGTCTCCGTTTGCGGGTTCAAATACTATGGGAAGTTATGGGCTACACGCTGTTCCACCATCTAAAGATGTGACTATACTTGTGTTCTTTGCTGACAATGGAGAAATTAGTGAAGGGTATTGGTTTGCTGTTGCACAGGAAGTACCAGATATTGCATCTGGTGGTGCATCTGGTCCTCCCAAAGTAGATGGTTCAGGTCAAGGCGAAGGCGTATTTAAGGATCAGCCTAGCGCAAAAATTAATAAAACCGAACTATCAGATTCTCAAGGTGCGGATACATCATCAATTAGTGTTACACCGGAATCTTTGGATGTTGCTACTGATGTTAAGGATAGTGGATTAACTCCAAAATTAGATGGTAAGGACGGATTAATAAAAGTTGTTGAAGATGGCGAAGATCCAGCAGACGAAGTAACTAGTGGTAGAAATCAACGTAACGCATCTAACAACAGAAATGATCCGCGTGGCAGAGACCAGATACCAGCAAATCATCCTAGAAATATTAATACTGCTGCACAGGGTATATATGCGGATGGTGTGCGCGGGCAAACAACTGCATCACCATTACGTAATGCAAGTTATAAAGAACCTAAACCAAATACAGTATATGGTTTAAAAACGCCAGGTTCAACAGTCCTTACGATGGATGATGGTAGTGTGGATGATGATGGTTTCGTGCATCCAAATCAAATACGTCTACAAACAGGATCGGGCGCAAGCGTTATCTTAGATGGTACAAATGATTTAATCTATTTGATTAATAGTACAGGTTCAGGTTGGATAGAAATTGGTTCTGGTGGCGAAGTAATGATATATGCGCAGGGTTCTATGAGTATGAGAACAGAAAAAGATTTTAACTTACGTGCAGATCAAAATATTAATATAGAAGCTGCTGAAAAAATAAACATTAAATCTGGTGACGATATCCAAGTAAATAGCGGAGACCAGATACATTTAAAAAGTGAAGGTTCTCAGTTCTATGATAGTGCAGGCAGTAATCATACTAAAGTTGGTAGTAATATGTATGTTTCGACTGGTGGTATATTACATTTAAATGGACCGCAAGCAGCAATGTCACCGGGAATTAATACAGTATCTCATAATGATATTCAAAATTTAGAATCTACTAAAATAGAAGAAAGCATTTTATCTACTATGGTATCACACGAACCAATGATAAGAAAAAAACCTGCGCCTGCTAACACAAGTTCAAGTTCAGATGAAAGTGATACTGTAAATGGAGGTAATATACCTGCGACTGCTGCAGATCCCAATAGTGTTGCTACAAATGATAGTACCGTAGATCCCGATGAACAAAAAGTAAATGATGAAGCAATACAGGATCAAGTTGGTAATGGAAGTGGAAACGTTACATATGTTGGAGACTTTAGTGGAAGAACACGTAACAAAGTTATTAGAAATGATTTGTTTAGTATACTAGAACAAGCAGCAAGTTCTGCAAGTGTTGATGTAGTTATATTCTCGGGTGGACAGGATCCAGCTGGTCCTGGTGCAAGGCGTACAGGTAGTACAAGACATGATAATGGTTTTGCCGCTGATGTTTGGTTGTATAGTGGAGCAGGTAAGTTAAGTTCACGATCAAGTGCTGATATACCAATAATAAAGAAATTTGTCAAAGCGTGTTTTGATTCAGGTGCAAATGCAGTTGGCGTTGGTCCAGGTTATATGGCAGATGTTGGGGTACATGTTGATATAGCAACATATAAATCTGATTCTGGCGTATGGGGATCAACGCATTCTGTTGGGTCTGCTTCTAGTTGGTTAATAGCAGCAAGAGATGAAAGTAATTGGAGAGCATAAAATGATTTACGATAAGAGAAAAGGATCGCTTTTAAATTATATTCAACTACCATTACATACTATAACACCATACGGTACATATCTGGGAACTGGATACGATACTGACGGTAATCCCACGTATATACTATCATATACACGTGTTACATCATTTGTAGTAAATGAACTTATATTTTCTAATTTAAGTAAGAATGCTATTATTAATGATGTTATTCCTACACTGGAAATAAAAAATGGTATTATAGGTTATAATTATCAGATACCTGATGTAGAATTTAGATATGGTTATATTACATCATCTTCCAAAAGAGTTTCCATTGAAAGCCAAAAAATAACAAAACAATCAGCGCAGATAATTTTAGAAAAACAATTACGTGCTATTGGAAATGTATTAGAACAATTTATTACACAACCTTTAGGACAACCACAATATGATGCGTTACTTCATTATTTTTATTATGAAGGTGTAGACAAAATACCCAATCATAATATTATTAATTTAATTAATAATGAAAAATGGTTTGATATAACAGATGAAATACAGAGTAACATTAAAAGAAAAAACGGCAAAGTCGATGAACGACTTGCCGCTTTAAGAATTGAGACTGCTAAGATGTGGAGTTATGTTCCCGGCTTTAGTTAAACGGGTCTATGATCTATAACTTGGTCTACCAAACCATATGCTAGTGCTTCTTGTGGATCCATGAAATTATCACGTTCCATTGCTGCAAGCATTTCATCTAGTGTTTTTCCAGCACTATTGTGTTTAACATAAATTTCAGTCAGTGAACGTTTCATCTTCAAAATTTCTTTGACTTGAATTTCCATATCAGTTGCTTGTCCGCCAGCCCCACCACTTGGTTGGTGGATCATATGTCTTGCATTGGGCAGGATATATCTTTTTCCTGCTGCTCCTGCTGTTGCTAATAGTGACCCCATTGAACACGCTTGTCCCATTACAGTCGTACTAACATCTGGCTTAATAAATTGCATAGTATCATATATTGCCATACCAGCGGTTACTGCGCCACCCGGGGAGTTAATATAAAAATGAATATCTTTTTCTGGATTTTCACTTTCTAAAAATAGAAATTGTGCACATAGTAAGTCTGCTTGATAATCATTGACTTCTCCTGTTAAGAACAGTACACGTTCTTTAAGAAGTCGTGAAAAGATATCATAACTTCGTTCACCATTAGCAGATTGGTCTACAACCATTGGTACTAGATTTGGCATTAATTATTCCTTATTTGTTTTTGTAGATTCAAGTTTTCGTATTTCTTCTTTTAGTTCTGTAATTCGGTCATATGCAGCATACAAATTTTTCTGAAGTTCATTTATTTCTAACCGAAACATTTCTTCTGTAGTTATTTTTTGCATTGGTAATATCCCGGGTTTATTACTTTTTTGAAAAGGTTTCAGTTGTATTATTTTATCTTTGTCCTTCATTGATAATACTCCTAATAATATTAATATTATATTAAAAATTATTGCTTGTCAAGTACTTTTTTCAAATATACGTAGTTTATACGATGATAAATACTCTTAACAAAATATTTAAAATTGAGAGAACAGATGGCAGTTAATTTTGCAGGATTTAGTACTAAAAATAAAAAAGCAATAAATCATAATCTTTATGGTAAAGACTTGGTTATTGAGGATTTGATGAATCATTTAATGACACGTAAAGGTGAACGTGTTATGATGCCAACATACGGTAGTATTATTCATGACTTAATTTTTGAACCATTAACACCAGAAATTAAAGATATAATTGATATTGACATAAATTCTATTATTGATGAAGATCCCAGGGTAACTATTAACACCCTTACTATATCAGAAGATGACCATAGTTTAAACATAAAATTATCAGTTTCTATTATTCCAACTGGTGAACAAGTTGAACTTACAGTAAATTTAGAAAGAGAATAAAATGAGCCAAGAAAGAGTTGATAACTTATTCGCTAGTGAAAGTTGGAGTGCAGTTTATACAGCATATACTAATATTAGTTTGAAAGCATATGATTTTGACACAATACGTGAAGCATTACTTGCGTATGTACAACAAACATACCCAGATAAATTTAATGATTTTATTGCAAGTTCTGAATTTATTGCAATCTTAGACTTGGTTGCATATTTAGGTCATTCTCTTTCTTTCAGACTAGATATGAACACCAGAGAAAATTTCTTAGATACTGCTGAACGCCGTGAATCAATTCTTCGTATGGCAAAGAATCTAGGATATATTAAAACGCGCCCTATTAATGCACGTGGTTATATGAAAATTACTAGTGTCACTACAAATCAAGATGTGGCAGATAATGAAGGCAACTCTTTAGCAAATACCACAGTAAATTGGAATGATGCAAATAATGCTGATTGGTATGAAAACTTTATAACAATATTAGACTCAACTTTTTCTAAAAATTCTAAAGTACAAGACCCAACTGCAACTCTAAATTTTCTAGGCATCGAAAATAATATATATGAGATTAACGAAAACCCTCTAACTAAACGTTTTAATTATCCTTTTTCCGCAGATATTGCTGGTAGTAGTAGAAAATTTGAAACTACTAAAGTAGAAATTGTAGATGAAATTATTGGCGAAGCAGAGCCTAAAGTTTCTAAAAATTTCACAGTTATTAATCGTAATGATAACCTGGGTCCTGCAAGTGATAGAACTGGATTTTTTGTATATGCAAAAGCGGGAGAAATGAACTTTAGTGATTATACATATGATTTAAAACTGTCTAATAGAACTCAAAATATTGATGTTATCGATATATCAAATACAGATGTTTGGATCCAACGCACTGATAGTAATAGAAATTATACATCTTCCGTAACAACAGTTGATAATGATAGTAGAGAAACTGCTATATATAATTCTTTAAGAACAGGCAGCGGCGATCTAGCGAGTGTCACTACTAATATTGATAATAGTATCGCAATTAATTTCCCTGATGGTATTTTTGGTAATGCTGCATACGGTAATTATCGTATTTGGTATAGACAAACTGCAAATGAAAATTTCACTGTAAACGCAAATGATATAGCAGAAGTTGCAATTACTATACCATATATTGGCGGTGATGATCGTCCATATGATTTAACAATAACAATGACAACAACAAGTGACTTTAGTGAAAACTATGCTGCTGAAACATTCGAAAGTGTTAGACGTATTGCACCAAGAGCATATTATTCACAGGATAGAATGGTAAACGCACAGGATTATAATATCTATCCTCTAACTCTTGGCGCAAATGTTATATCAAAATCAAAAGCAATTAATACTACATTTTCTGGTAAGTCTCGTTTCTTTGAAATGGATGACGTTACTGGTAATCATAGTAATTTAAGTGCAACTGGTACTGATGGTAGTGTATTCTTAGAAGATGATATTATAACAATGAATCTAAGTTTTAATCGCCAGAATGGACAGATTGATAATTTCATTAGAAATAAAATTACTGAAGTATTAAAACATCCAAGCCTGATGAATTTATATTATTTTGAAAATATGTATAATCCAGCATCTACGATTTTAGCGCCATATTTGAATTTTACTGTTCGTAGTACGAATGCTAGTATAATTGATACCGTATCATCAACTTCATTAGGCACAGTATTTTTGTATCCAGGTGATCATATTTTAACTCAGGGAACAAATGAAAAAGAATTATCTTGGACAAAAATTAGAAACATTGAAAGTAGCGTTGTTGGATCAGCGGTGGATTCATATTTTATTGAAAATATTCTACCTGAAACTACTGGAAGTATTGAAAAAATAGTACGTGCGTATAGAACACGATTTGAAGCAGATGAAATAAAAGATATTAAAATTAATAAAATAGAAGACTTATCAGTTCAGAGTTTTATTATAAAATATGTTCCCAAAAGTAATACATCTGTTTGGGAATGGAAATTACATGATGAAGTAAATGATGTTCCATTAGTCGAAGGAAAAGATGTTTATATAACATTTACATATGTTCCAGGTGTTAGAGAAAATGAAGCAGAATATGTTGCTAAATTTACAGGTAAGAAAATAGTATTCGATAGCAAAAAACAAGTAAAATTCTTTTACAACAATGATAAATTAGTTGTAGATAATGAAACTAGTTTAGCAGAACGTGATAAACTATTTTTAAAATATTATACTACAGTTGCTAGTGATTCATCTAGTGGACTTGAAGAATTAATTAACATAGGTACTGCACAAGTTAGTAATGTGGTAGAACCCGGTGATAATACTGTAACATTTGATGCAGATTTTTCTGAAACTGGCGCAGTAATTACACATAACTTTGTTAACAATACATCAGCATATACTGTAACAAGTACCCAGCACAAACTTATATCGCCGTTGGGTGTAGAATATCCAGTTGCTCCTGTTGCACCGTCATCTGACACTGTTATCGGGGATAACCCAGAATATACTGTTAGTTACGATAAAGATGGTCTAAGTGAATTATTAAGTCTTGATGATTATGATGATAATCACTTAGTCGATGATAGTGACAAATATGTGTATTCAAGCACAGAAGTAACAATCGAAGATAGTGGTAATGTTAGCGATGGTTTTGTATACACAACTAATTATACACAGGCTGATTTTGACCTTGAAGGGTTTAAAGGTAACTTAACTAATGCATATTTCGATCTTGCATATCCTAATAATTTTGCATGGGTTGACTCATCCGAATTGCCTACTGGTAAAACTATAGATACAGCAGTATCAGGTGATACTGGCGTACAAACTGAATTTGGTAGATCATTTGATGGCTCGAATTATGAATTTGTATTTACTGATATGAGTGCAGATGGATGGTCAATAAGAAATCATAACGAGTCTGGAGATGACCCTGATAATCCTGACAATGACGTATATTGGAAACAATTTGCGTTTGGTGAAATAAACTTCCCTGCAGAAAATATTAGTATTAATAATTTAGTATTGACAGATATTAATAATAATGAAATTAATCTTAGCGATTGTGAAGTAACACAAAATAATGGTTCCTATACAATTATTTTCTGGACAGTTGATCCTGGTATTGGTAATAGTATTAATGTTAGAAGTATTGGAGGAACTGCAGTATTCTCAGATTTCTTAGTAAGAGTAGAGCGTAGTCTATTACCGATAGATGCTGATAGACTACAAGCATATGCAGATGTAGAATCATATGTATATGATTCATATATCACACCTGCAGGTTATGTTGATTACACAAAAGTTAAATTAACAAGCATGAATATTGATCGTAACCCACACGGTATGCTACAAGTATTTACTAATTTAGATAATGTAGATAATGATGAGTTAGGCGACGTATCTGAAGTGGAATTCTCTCATATTGTTTTAGAACAATATACAGATGTTGATAATATTGTATATGAACGTGTTAGTGATAGAATTGTAGCTACAAACCAAGCACAGTCTGATAGAATACCAGAAACCGCAATAATTAGATTCTATATAGAAAGTGACGATCTTGATATCAACGAAGGTGAATGGCAAAGACGTTCCGGTTCAGGATGGGAACCATTGCCCACTAGCCAATATACACTTGTAAACGCGCCAGCAAAGGATAAAATAATTTATGCTGGTAATCAATATAGAGTTGTTATAGGCAGAAGTTATGTCGAAGATAAATTCATGACATTCAGATGGGATCACTATGCTGATATTGATAAGAGAATTGATCCAAGTACAAGTAATATCATCGATATGTATGTACTAGGTACTGATTATGTCAGAAGAGTAAATGCGTGGATAGATGGCGGCTTCTCTGATATAGTTCCATTGGCACCAAATAACTATGAATTAACTAAGATTATGGAAAGTATTAATCCAAAAGCAAGTATATCAGATCATATTAGTTATATACCTGTTAAGTTTAAATATCTATTTGGTTCATTCGCTGCATCAGAAAACCAAGCAGTGTTCAAAGTTGTTAAAAAAGAAGGCACATCATATAGCGATAGTGAAATAAAAACTTCAGTTGCAAATGCTGTTAATACATTCTTTGATATAGATAATTGGGATTTTGGAGAGACATTCTACTTTTCCGAATTAGCATCTTATATACATACATCATTACCGAATCATATTTCTTCAGTTGTGATTACACCCAAATATCAAACAAGTGAGTTTACAAACTTGCTAAGTATTAGTAGTGAACCTACAGAAATATTCTTGAGTATAACAACATCAGCGGATGTTAAAATTATATCCAGTATAGTAGCATCAGAATTATTGGGCGAATAAAAAATGGCAAATAATAAAATTTATAATCTCTTACCAGCACACCTACAGAATAAAGAATTGGAAACAATTTTTGACTCTACATTAGAAAGAGCATTTTCTAAGGGTAGTATAGAAAAAACAAAGGCTTTTATTGGTAGAAAAGAAAAAGGCGTATATAGTGAAACAGATGCATATGTATCATTTCCTGAACATCTCTTCCAACGAGACAATTATGGTTTTGAACCAGTATTTTCAAATACAGGTATAGGAGACAATATATTTTATGACGATTTATTAAACTCATTGTATAATAAAGGTGCCCTTACAAATGACCACAGAAGATTATTTAAATCAGATACATACACTATTAACTTACCGGTTGATATTGATAAGTTTATTAATTGGGAATTATATTATTGGGTAGATAATGGATTTACAAGTGAGTATGCATTATATGAATTTAAAGAATATGACACTGGTCTAACTGGTTGGATAAAACAAAAACCATACGTACTTAAAAGTAATTCTGAATATCTATTAGATGAGTATCTACCTAACTCTTCATTTGGCGATGATGGTGATTATGCTGTTGTAATAAAACAGTCAAGTTTAGTTTATTGGAAAAAGGACAGCATTGAAGGATGGGCTCGTGTAGGTTCAGAAGATCCTGGTGCCACATCATTTATTGCGTCAGATCAAAGACCGTTGTCTCCCAACTTGGGCGACACATATGTAAATACAAATGAATTAAGAATAACATTACTGAAAAGTGGAAATGAAACTTTTGTTCTTAAAGATACTATCTACGATAGATGGAATATTGATGTTAACCCTTATGCACTGAGATTTTCAGATACATCAGTTGGATTACTAAGTTTAATAGAATACAAAAGCAATTCACAAGATAGTACACCTGACTGGGAACTATATGATGGTGAAGAATTTGTATTCAATTTAGGAAATAGTAACGATACACATTACATAACAATTGATAAAAATACTGATAGGGCAACTAAAACTAATTGGTGGAGTGATAGAAATTCTTGGTTCCACTATGATGACATTCGGATGTATATCACTGATGACAGTAAGTCTTATGTTGAGCAAGCAAAGCGACCAATTATTGAATTTGATAAGAGTTTAGAACTAAGTGATACCAGTAGCAGCGCAGACGCATGGTCTGTACCAACGTTTAAAATATATGATGAGGAATTAAACTATCTAAATGATTATAATATATTCCATTATGTAGAAGATGAAGATAGCGTAATTGATAGGTTCTTATCAATTCGTGCATTATTAACATCTGGTGATTATGCTAGTGAGTTTACATTTAATATAGATATACCTGACAATGTTAGTTTTAAATCCGGTGACGTATATCATAAACTTTATATCAAATCTGAATTTGATTATAGAAATTTACGCCATGAATATGGAACCGCAACACACTCACAACTAGAGTTACTACAAGAACCTAAATCTTCTGAAACAATAGATGTATATGTAGATGGGATCAAACAAATAGGCAACTATGTCTACAGTTCTAATACTATTACGTTCAATGAGCCTGTAACAGGTTATGTCTATGTTGACTTTACTACAAAAAATAATGTTTTTGTTGATGGTGATGGCGCTTGGCAACGTATTGATCCATCACTTGAGTATAATCCAGATAACTTATTTCACAATAATACAAACTTTACATTTTCTACAATATATGAACATATGGCTCGACAGTTATCAACGACAATAGGCCTAACTGGAAATTCAAACGGTGTGAATAATTACCGTAATATTGGCGATAATACAGATAAAATGCGTAATAATAAGTATGGTTCTATTATGGTTCGTAACTCTATTGATATTAAGAATGCTTATTTTTCAATAACACGTGACGATTATAACCCATTCGCAGCGGTTGAATATCTTTCGGTATCATATAATAATTATAAAAATAAATTAATAACAACCGTGCAAGATATTCTATCTGATGCAGCAAGTGAATCCAAGTCTGATGATTTTATTCTTGACGAAGCAATTGCACAGATTGCACTTATTAAGAGAGAAAATATCAGTGTATTCACTGGTAGTCGCATGATAAATTTTGGTAGTTTTCCAACTCACTATATAACTGCTAATGTTGATCCGGTTATTCCTGGCTCCGCAACACAATTTATACCTGACAGTGTGTCTACAGAAATAGTAGACAATGAAAATGTATCAGTGTATGTTAACGGTATACTT